ATCATGGCTGTTGCGGCGCTTGGCCTTGACTTCGGCGGCGTGGACGTGATCTGGAACGAGCGTCGGCAGATGGCGTACGTCCTCGAAGTCAACACGGCGTGCGGCCTCGAAGGGCAGACTGTCAACGATTACGCGGAGGCTTTCCGTGCAGGTCGGTGATCGCGTAAAGCTTAATCCCGAGTTTTTCGGGAGCGTTCGATTTGCCACGAGATGTGGGACAATTAAGTCTCGGTATAAAATTCAAGGTAAAAAGAAAGCATGGGACGTTCTTTGGGATGCGAACGAAGAGGTAATTTCCTATTGGGAGTCTGATCTTTCACTGATCGACGACACAGCAGACTACAAGGATGATTTCGAATGATTGACGTCAACCTTCCTCTTGAACTGGAGGATGGGCGTACGGCCCGTTACGTTAGCCCTCAAGAAGCTCTTGCTACAGGCGAGATTTTTGAAGAAGAAGCCTACGGTGAAGAAAGCGTTCTCGTCGAGATTACCGGGCCGTACGCTCCTTACGATCCTGAAACCGGAAGGACCGTCTGCTTCTGGTATCGTAAAGACACTGGCGAGTGGGACGGCGGCGACGGAACTGAGTACAAGATTCGCAACGTAGACCGGGAAGAGGATTACGAGAGTGACTTTTAACAACGGAGACCTCGTAGAACTCACTGCGGGCCTTTACAAGGGAAAGGTTGGAACTGTTTCAGAAGCTCAAGCAGGGCTTTTTCCCAAAGGACACTATTCTTTCGTCTACATTAATGGTGTTGATGTTCGCGCAGTGTACAACTCTGACTTGCGGCTTATGGAGAATGAGAAGGACTACGAGAGTGACTTTTAAAGAAGGCGATCGAGTATTTTGGTCTGACCTGCCCACCGTATTTACGGTAAAAAGAAAGGCCGTTTTTTCTGGATATTATGTTCTTCTTAACACCGGTAATAATACTTACTTAGCACCAGAAGAACTGCTGAAGCTTGCAGATGACGACGCTGAATATGCCAGCGACTTTTAAAGAAGGCGATCGCGTCGTTTATATCAAAGACCCTTACGGCATTCGTCCCGTTGGAACAACAGGAACCTGTAAGAAGCCTCAAGCCGATCACGGGTGGTACGTAGAGTGGGACAACAACCCCGGTAAGTGGGGCACGTGGAGCAGCAACTCTTTCCTAGCCCTGCTTAACGACGACGCTGAATACGAGTCTGATTTCAACTAAAAGATTACCCGAAAGGTAACACATGCACTGCTATATCTGTGACCGTGAGCACGACAACGTGGCTTTCAACAAGGATCACAACCGCTTCGACCCCTGCCCTACGTGCCTAGCTGCCGTGGCAGAAGTGTTCGGCGAAGAACAGGACGCCGATGAAGTCGAATCCCCCGAGGAGTTTCTGGAACTCGAAAACCAGTACGAACTTGACCTCGATGACCTAAAAAACATCGAGTGACGATTTTCCTTGACAAGCGGGTCAAGTCGATGTATAATATCTTATGGTTGGGGCCGCTAAACCCCTCCCCAACATACAATCTCATAAGAGATGGAGTGAGAAAATGAATGGTGCAAAGCTTTGGAAGCCGATTGTTGACGCGTTGCTTCCCGTCTACGGTTCCGTACTCGTTGCCGGTGGTGCCCCGCGAGACTACGTGATTCACAAGAGCATCCAACCCCGCGACGTGGACATCTTCGTTCCGGCAGAGAACGAGTTCGAGTTCGAGACCACGCTGCCTAATCTGCCTGACGACTTCATGCGTATGCGGATCATGGAGCCTAACCCGTTCAACGAACCGACCTATCGCATGGAAGGCGAAGGTGGAAACATCGTCGGTGTGATGGAGGGACGCTTTTTGCCTCGACACGGCACGGCCACTAAGATCAACATCATCGGCAAGGATCCGGAAAAGATCGCAGACCCTCAGTTGCTGATGGCTGACTTCGATCACAGCCTGTGTCAGTTCTGGGCCAACCCGAACAACCTCGATGAAGTCTTTCGCACGGAAGCTGCAAAGCTGACGCTGACGACTGGCGTTGTCGAAGTGTTCAAGCCCGAGGCACGGACGGACCGTCGACTGGACGACCTTACGCAAAACCGTGCGAAGAGCTACAACCGCTTCACGTGGGAACGCTCTAAGTCTGAGCAGAAGTTTGACTTCGCAGGATATAAGGCCGCGTACGATGCCATTCTGAATCCTCCTATGGGTGCCGCTGGACAAGCACAGATCGTAGGTCAAATGCCGCCAGCTATGGGTGTTCGAGCAGGACAGCCTGTGGCGTTTAACGAATGGGTCTTTGTAGACAACGAGCTTTGGAACGCAGCGCGTGGCTAAGTTCGTCAAGCACGTACCGTGTGAGAAGTGCGGCAGCAGTGACGCTGACTCTCTCTACGACGACGGCTCGACGCACTGCTTCTCTTGTAAGACAACCACCGGCAACTCTATGAAGGAGGTACTCGACACGAACAAGCCCGAAACCGAAGCCCGTCCGGCAGCGTTCACACCGCTGACGACTGTGTTCCACGACTTCAAGCAACGAGCCTTGAGTAGCGCCAGTGTGAAGCGTTACGGTGTCGACGTTGATCTATCATCGTCTGACGTCGAGGCTCGCTACCCTGTCTTTAAGGAAGGTGAACACGTTGGAAACAAAGTTCGACGATCCGACAAGCGTTTCTTTTATGAAGGAGAGGCGAAAGGTCTTGAACTCTTTGGTCAACACGCTTTCCAACCGGGATCAGCTAAAGCTGTTACGATTGTTGAAGGACAAGACGACGCTCTCGCTGCTTTTGAACTTACCGGATTCAAGTTCCCTTGCGTTTCTGTGCACGGTAGCAGTAGCGCAGTTGAAGACTGCAAGCGAAATTACGAGTACCTAGACAGCTTCGAAGAGATTGTCGTCTGCTTCGATAAGGATGAGGCGAAGGTCAATGTCCTGACAGGAGAAAAGCACTACCCCGGTCAGGAGGCAGCGGTCAAGGTCGCAGGACTCTTCAAGCCGGGTAAGGTGCGCATCCTCACGCTCCGCGACTACAAGGACGCTAACGACTACCTGCGGGCTAATCGTGCGGCACAGTTCGTCAAGGAGTGGTGGGGTGCCCCTGTCTACAAGCCAGACGGCATCAAGATCGGTACGTCGATGTGGGACGAGATTATCAATCGTCCAAATCACTTCGCTGTGCCGTATCCGTTCAAAGGACTAAACAAATTCACATACGGGATGCGATTGAGTGAAGTTGTTATCTTCACGGCAGAAACTGGCATTGGCAAGACTTCCGTCCTTAAGGAAATTGAGTACGGACTTCTTACGAACCCTGAGATCATTGAAAAGGGATATGGAGTCGGCTTCCTTCACTTGGAAGAACCCAATCACGATACAGCTCTCGGTCTTATGTCTATCCATAACAATAAACCTTATCACCTGCCTGATACAGAACGCACAACCGAAGAGCTACGATCTGCTTACGACGCTGTCATTAATAGTGATCGCGTTGTCGTATGGGATCATTTTGGTAGCAATAGTGTGGATGCTGTGCTGGAGAAAGTCCGGCATATGCACGCCTTGGGTTGCAAGTATATTGTACTCGATCATCTTAGTATCGTGGTTAGTGATCAATCTGGTGACGAACGCAAACAGCTAGACGAGATCAGCACAAAGCTGAAGACGCTCTGCATGGAACTGAACATCGCTGTTCTCGCAGTGATCCACCAGAACCGCGCAGGCCAGATTCGTGGCACGGCAGGCGTCGAGCAGCTGGCGAACATCGTCATCAAGCTCGAGCGCAACAAGACGGACATGGACAAGTGGCGTCGAAACGTGACGAAGATGACTGTCGAGAAGAATCGTTTTAGTGGCACGGCGGGACCTGCGTGCTACGTCTACTACAATCCAGCAACAGGTCGTTTGGAGGAATTGGAAGAGGATGAAGTGGCCACCTTCGAAGCCGGAGACGGCAAGCGAGACGACCAAATGCCGTGGTGACGTGTGGATGCAGCTGTTTGAAGACGGCTACGTCGATCGTCACGGACGCCTAACACCGAAAGGAGTCAAGAAGCTTTGTGAGTAAATTTGTAAAATTCGAATACCGCGTCCGCAAGAAGCGAGGCCGTTGGCTTGCAGAGTACCGCGATCCCGACTACCACAGGGCGGTGTGGAAATCTTGTTACAAGGATTTCGATTATGGTGAGTGGGATCGAACGTATTGGCTTAAGCGATCGGCTATCAACGCCTGTCACGCGCACGCCGAAGAACGCCTCGAATTCTGGAAGGATGAGAACGATCCTGAGATTCTGAACCTTGGGAAACTTCCGTAAGAGGAGAAAGCCATTTACCTAAAACCAACCGAGTCTCACTGGCTGATCGACATTGAAACCGACGGCCTCAATCCAACAGTAATCTGGTGTTTGTGTGCAATCAACCTCCTAACAGGGGAAGAGCGCACGTTCACCACGTACGAGAAAATGAAAGACTTCATCAATGAAGCAATGCAAAACGGCTGGCGTTTCGTCGGCCACAACATCATCTCCTTTGATGTCCCTGTTCTCAATCGTCTACTTGGCGTTCGCATTCCTGTCTCTCGCTGTGTGGATACCTTTGTACTTTCTATGCTGTATTCCCCCAGCATTGCTGGTGGGCATTCGCTCGAAGCGTGGGGTACACGACTTGGGTTTCCAAAGACCGAGTTCAACGACTGGTCCCGACTAAGCGATGAGATGGTCGCATACTGCCTTAACGATTGCCGCGTTAACGTTCGTCTTTTTAGTCGTCTGGCTGAACGCATGGTTAGTGTCGGCTTTTCGGAGCGGTCTTGCGAAATTGAACACAAAGCGTGGGCAATCATCCAGCGACAGCGAAAGAACGGATTCCAGCTCGACACCGTAAAAGCACACGTTCTCTACGCTGAGATTCGTGAGCTAGAGCGCCAACTTAAGGAAGAGATTTATGAGCAGTGGCCACCAGAACTTCAAGAAGTTGGTAGATATAAGTCTGCGTATAAAAAAGACGGCGGACGAACTGCAATTTTCTTACGACACAGCGAACAGTATCCCCGAGTCGACGATCTTGCTGAAGGCGGATATTGCGTATATGACTTCGTGGAGTTCAACCTTGGATCACCTAAACAACGAATTGAAAAGCTTCTTGAACTCGGTTGGGAACCCCGAGAGTTCACAGCCAAAGGAAGTCCCCAAGCCACTAAGAAAGGAAATCTGTCTCCGTCGCTTGAGGAGTTCCTTGACGCCAACCCCAACGAAGCTGCGCGAAAGCTAGCCGAGTGGATCGCTATCAACGCACGTGGCAACATGATCTCAACGTGGATCGACGTTGCTGATGAGAAAGGACTAATTCATGGAAATCTCTGGCTTGCTGGGAGCCTTCGCTATCGGCACGATAAGCCTAACACTGCTAACATTCCTGCTGTCCGCGTTGACAAAGATGATAGGCCGCTTCGAGGCCGTTCGGGCGTATTCACGTACGAGAGCCGCGATCTATGGACTGTTAGGGACCGCGCTAATCGCAGTCTGGTTGGTGTTGACGCTAAAGGTATTCAGCTACGGATTCTTGCCAACTACATAAACAATCCGAAGTTTACGGAAGCAATCCTCTCTAAGGACCCGCACACTGCCAACCAGCAGAGCATGGGGCTGAAGAGTCGGGCGCTGACGAAGACTATCACCTACGCCACGCTTATGGGCGCAGGGGACCCCCGCATCGCTGCTGAGGCTAAGGTGTCCTTGAAAGAAGCAAAGCAAGCAAAGCGTCTGTTTTTCGAGCAGGTTCCAGAGTTGCCAGCGCTCATCGCGAGACTACAAGCGGAACTCAAGAAGACTGGACGCATCACGTTGTGCAGCGGCGCTAAGGTGCTGGTGCCTAGCGACCACATGGTCATCCCTTATCTTCTGCAAGGAGACGAGAGTCAGATCATGAAGCAAGCCGCTATTTGGGTTGCTGACAAAGTTAGGAGAGAAAAGCTTGACGTACTTAAGGTTGGTGACATCCATGATGAATGGCAGTCAGACGTCCTCAACGACCACACCGGACGATTTATCGAGCTGTGTCACGAAACTTTTCCAGAGGTCGGACGTAGCTTCGATTACAATCTTCCCATTGCTTGCGACGCCAAAGTTGGCCTCACGTGGGCAGAAACCCATTGAGCCATATGCTGGACACATGACGTATGAAGAAGCAATAAGAGCGCGAAAACTATTTAAATCAGATGGAATTGATGTAACTTAACTGTTGACAAACCGCCCATCGTCTGTTATAATACCTTATAAGCTAGAGAAAGAAACTAAAAAGTATGGCAAATAAGAACGAAGAAATTGCTTACATTCGTGGCAAGCTCTACTGGGCCAAGATCGTTGGCGAGCCTGTCGACGATTACAACAAGGTCGGCAAGGAGTGGCCGTTCGACGTTGCGCTGGACAGCGACGGCGTCAAGCAGGTGAAGGGCTGGAAGATCGGCTCGCAGCGTCTGAAGGACAAGGACGACGAGCGCGGCAAGTTCATTAGCCTGAAGCAGCGTGCGCAGCGGATGGACTACAAGACGAACACGATGGTCGACGCCAAGCCTATCACGATCCGTGACGCAGCAGGCAATCTGTGGGACGGTGTGACGAAGATCGGTAACGGTTCGGTCGCAGACGTGAAGGTTAAGATTGTCGACTACGGAAAGGGCGACGACAAGAAGGGCGTGTACCCGCTGGCTGTTCGCATTCTTGAGCACGTCCCGTACGAGAACAGCGACTTCGCACCGCTGAAGCCTGACGACGAGTTCTTCCGTGAGCCGCAGGTTGAAGCCAAGGCTGACACGTTCAAGAAGGATTTCGGTATTGAGGATATCGAGGAAGACGACGACATCCTTTAATAAATGTGGTGCTCCGATCTAAGAGAGTTAAATGACCTGTCTGATTGAGGTTGGTCCAGCCACTAATAGCAAGCCGTAGGCGGGTCGGATTGATCTACGGTGATTGGGCAACTGCTTGCAGACCCTGTTCCGACAGAGGCGGGAGTACTACCGTCACAGTGGGTGAAAGTCCCACGCCCTCAAAGAGGATGAAACACGATTAAACGATTTCCCTACCGTATCCGACGTGAAGTAACGTACGTCGAAGACCTAGAAGCTATTGTCGTTGCAGACACAGCCCGTGAAGCAGAAGAGATCGCAGCCGGTATTGGCGCAGGCGATCCTCCACACTGGCCGTCTATCGACCGTATTAACACCGTGAAGCAATCGCCCGAAGGCTTCGAACTCATTGAACTGGAGCTGGTTGCCGATGGCTGAACTTCGTGACGTACCTGACGACATCTACAAACTGTTTGACACGGACAACCCCCATGAGATTGACCCGGCCAATCTGGACGCTCTCTGCAAAAACATTGCGGACCTTGTCAAAACGCGACTTGGCCCGGCTCGACAAAATGCGGACCCTCTACGATTCAGTATTCTCGGACGACCCGATCGACAGGTGTGGTACGCAGCCAACACACCACCCGAGCAGCGGGAAAAGCTAGGCGGCAAGCAGCAACTAAAGTTTCTCTACGGTGACATCATCGAGCAGCTTCTCCTGTTCCTCGTGAAGGAGGCCGGTCACACCGTGGAGATGGAGCAAGCGGAGCTAGAAGTCGATGGTGTATTTGGCCATATTGACGCTGTTATTGACGGTGTTACTACTGACGTTAAGTCAGCGTCGCCAATGGCGTATCAGAAGTTTGAACGCGGCACGCTCTTTGAAAGCGACGCGTTTGGCTACATCGGTCAGATTAGCTCGTATGCGTCTATTGTCACGCCTGAAACGGGCGGAGCGTTTCTCGCGATGGATAAAGTAGATGGATCAGTATGTGTCCTTAATGTTGGGTCGAGCATTACTAATAGTTTTAGCGTTGGTGACCGTATCCGTCATTTACGTGTGGTTACAGAGTCCAAAGAAAAACCACCCCGCTGCTACCCGGACGAAGAAGACGGTAAGTCAGGGAACCGAAAGCTCGGCCTCAACTGCTCGTACTGCGCTCACAAGTTCGACTGCTGGTCAGACGCTAACAACGGACAAGGACTACGAACTTTCCTTTACAGTGGAAAACCTCGATTCCTTACACAAGTTGTCCGACAGCCTGATGTTCTCGAAGTATGACATCGAAGTTTGGGACGCGCGTCAAGAGAGATGGGTACCATTTCCGGTCAAAGTTTGAGGCAAGTATCTACGGCATCGCCAAGGCGCACAAGAAAAAGCTTGACTTTGAGCCAAAAGATGCTATAATTAACTATACGATTGCTTATCGCTATCAACCAGACTTCCGACTACCAAACGGTATTTTGATTGAAGCGAAGGGGCAGCTGGACGTAGCAGATCGACGCAAGATGATCGCTGTCAAGATGACACGACCTGATCTCGATATTCGCTTCGTGTTCCAGAACCCCCGCTCCAAGCTGAGCAAGAACGGAAAGACCTACGGAGAGTGGGCAACAGCTGCTGGGTTCCAGTGGGCTGAGGGGGTGATCCCCGTCGACTGGTGGAAGGAAGAGATTGTACCAACGGAACAAGGAAGTTTACCAACGCTTAAACCGTGAGTGGTACAAGCGAAATCCTCAGTTCGTTATGTATAGGAATGCTAAGAAGCGGTCTAAGGATCGTGGCTGGGAGTTTGATTTAGATTGGCGAGAGATTGTCATTCCTGAAATGTGTCCCCTTCTTGGCATCCCTATCATTGTAAATCAAGGCGGATTGCTTCCGGGTAGTCCCTCTTTAGATCGCATCGATACTGACAAAGGTTATACTAAAGACAATGTGTGGGTCATTTCTCACCGAGCAAACACTATCAAAAACAATTGTAGCATCGACGAGTTTCGATTGATCCTACAGAATTGGGAGGCCAAGCTTGGCTAATATCAATCGTAAGCGACCACAAAAGCACCTCATTCTGCCCGATTCTCACGCCCATCCTGATTACAACAACGATCGGTTTACTTGGGCGGGCAAACTTATTCATGACGTGAAGCCTGATGTTGTGATTAACATCGGCGATTTGGCGGACATGGCTTCTCTGTGTTTTCACAGCAAGCCGAAGGAACTAGAAGGCGCACGATATAAGGCAGATTGCGATGCTGCAATTGACGCTCAAGAGCGTTTGTTTCATGAGATTCGCAAGCATAAGAAGAAGCTGCCTCGCATGGTGTGGAGTTTGGGTAATCACGACATCCGTCCAGCACGCTACGTCGAGCAGTTCCCTGTGTTCGAGGGAAAGATCAAGAACGAGGACATCGGATACAATGAGTTCCCGTGGGAAGTTTATCCTTTTCTGGACACTGTACGCATTGACGGCATCGCTTATAGCCATTACTATACTAGCGGGCTTATGGGACGGCCTATTGGGGGTCAACATCCCGCATGGTCGATAATCAAGAAAACGAATGAAAGCAGCACCTGTGGACACTCGCACGTTACAGACTATAAGATTGATCGCACCCCCGGGCGAAGTCTCATGGGCCTTGTGGTCGGAAGTTATATCGATTATGAAGCAGGGTATGCCGGTCGAGCTAATGATATGTGGTCCCGGGGCATCGCTATCTGTGACAATGTCGAAGACGGACTCTACGACTTTCAGTGGATCAGCTTGAATCAGATCGCAAAGGAATACGGTGCTAACTAAAGATTTTAAGACGCTGGTTTGCGATCGCTTCGAGACAGCAGAGCTTGCTGAGTTTCTACAGATTTCCATTGAGGACTTCGTAGAGATGTTCGAAGATGAGATCGAAGTAAACTATGAAGACATCGCAGAAATGATTGGCCTAAAGGATAACAATGAGGACCTTTAATGCGCGTATTCAAGACCCTAACGAACCTCAGCGAGCGCCTGATGGCGAAGTTGACGGGTACTGGTTCTGGCTCGGAGCCGAAGCCCCCGACGAAGCCGCTATGGATGATGACGCCGAAGGAACTGGATATCTATTTGACGGAGATGGAGCGGAATGAATCCGCTTGAAACACAGGTAGGCGGACAAGCCTACTCTAAAACGTATCCTGAATGGCCTATTCAGCCTGTAGAGTTCATTCACAAGAACGGTATCGATTTCATTCGAGGCTGTGTTATTAAGTATGTCTGTCGTGATCGCTTCAAGAACGGTCACGAAGATTTGTTGAAGGCACGACACTACATTGACCTTCTAATCGAACTGGAGAAACCTTCTGACGAACCCGTTTAATAACTACTACCAAGAGTTTATCTACAAGAGCCGCTACGCTAAGTGGCGGCAGGAGGACAAGCGACGGGAGAGTTGGGATGAGACGGTTGATCGGCTTGTCAGTTACTACGCTCAAAAGAGTGGTGTTAACGATCTGGCTGAAGTACGGGAGGCTGTTTACTCTCTAGACGTCCTGCCTTCGATGCGTGCGTTGATGACCGCTGGCCCTGCGCTCGAACGCTGCAACGTGGCTGGCTACAACTGTGCGTATCTTCCCGTTGACAATCCCCGGTCGTTCGACGAAGCAATGTACATTCTGATGTGTGGCACGGGGGTGGGTTTTAGCGTAGAGGAAAAGTATGTTCACCAACTCCCAGCAGTGGCCGAATCCATTGTATCCTCAGACACTCGCATTGTGGTTGGAGACAGCAAAGAAGGATGGGCTCGAGCTTATCGGCAGCTCGTATCCTTGCTTTATTCTGGTGAGCTACCGAAATGGGACGTCAGCGCAGTTCGACCTGCGGGAGCACGACTCAAAACGTTTGGCGGACGTGCTTCTGGGCCGGGACCCCTCATTGACTTGTTTCAGTTTACTATCGCGACTTTCCAAGGGGCCGCCGGTCGTCGCCTAACGACGCTTGAGTGCCACGACCTGATGTGCAAGATCGGCGACATTGTTGTTGTCGGTGGCGTACGTCGATCAGCGATGATTAGCTTGTCTGACGTCACTGACGATCGGATGCGTGTCGCTAAGACTGGCGCTTGGTGGGAGCGTAGCGGGCATCGTCGCCTTGCAAATAACTCGGCGGTCTACGAACGGCGAAAGCCTGACATGGACCTGTTCATGAAAGAATGGAAGGCACTTTATGACTCCAAATCTGGCGAGCGAGGATTATTTTCAAGGTACGCCTGTCAGCGGATTGCAGCTAGAAACGGAAGACGAGATTCATCGTTTGAGTTCGGAACTAACCCGTGCTCTGAAATCATCCTCCGACCCTTCCAGTTCTGCAACCTTACAAGCATCGTTGTACGGGATACAGACACGTTTGAAAGTCTTGCGCGCAAGGCGCGAGTGGCTAGCATATTGGGAACCATTCAGTCGACTTTCACTGAGTTCAAGTATCTCAGAAAAATCTGGTCCGACAACACCAAAGAAGAACGACTCCTCGGCGTCAGCCTCAACGGGGTTGTCAACAATCTCGCAGTACTTACAGCCGTAAACCTTGAAGCTCTAAAGCAGATCGTAATTGACACAAACAAGGAATGGGCAGAACGCCTTGGCATTCCCCAATCTGTCGCAACCACCTGTGTCAAGCCAGAAGGCACTACTAGCCAGATGGTTGGCGTACCGTCTGGACTTCACCCAGACTTTGCCGCTCAGTGGATTCGAACGGTTAGAGCAGACAAGAAGGACCCGCTTACGGCGTTCCTTACGGCGGCTGGTGTGCCTGTCGAAGACGACCAGATGAGTCCTGAGAACACGTCGATCTTCAGTTTCCCGATTGCTGCTAGCAAGCAGAGCCTGAAGAGAAACGACATGACGGCCATCGATCAGCTGGAGCTGTGGAAGCTGCTGCAAGATCATTGGTGTGAGCATAAGCCTAGCTGCACGGTCTACGTTCGTGAGAACGAATGGATGGCTGTCGGTAGTTGGGTGTACGACCACTTCGACGAACTGTCGGGAGTTAGCTTCCTTCCGTTCGACAACGGCACGTACAAGCAAGCGCCTTACACGGAGGTAGGAGTTGAAGAGTACGAAGCGGCTGTGGCAGCGATGCCTCAGTCTATTAATTGGGCTGACCTTGCTCTCTTCGAGACCGAAGACGCAACCACGGGAAGTCAAGAACTTGCTTGCAGCGGCGGTGTATGCGAAGTCATCAGCATTGGAGCGACAGTAGAATGAGGGACGAGAAGAACAACGGTATGCCGTTCACTGAGATTCGGCAGATCGGCCTCTACAGCACGGATGAGAAGGAGGTGAAGGAGTTGGCCGAACGTGTTGCCTCCTTCAACCACCGTCGTCGGACGGAGATCGTTCTCGATGTGATTCCACGCCAAAAAGGGGACGCTCTGCATGAGAACGGCCCCTACTACAATCTGAACCTGACGTTCCCTAACCGGGAGATTCAGGATGCTTTTTGGCTTGAATAATTAAAAAATCTTAAACTTCTTCTTAGGGGCTGGTGCAACTACGGTTGGGCTGGCCCCTTTTGTTTGTACGCTGACTTCGCCCTTCGGCGTAACCTGAACGTCAGTCGTGGCGGGAGTGTCTGGGACGTTCTTCATCGTGTTGGTGCTAACGCCCTTCACCTTTTCAAACGTACGCATTCCGCCGATGCCTAGCATCCCACCCATAATAGTAATGATGAGAGTGTTGTCCAATGTGGGAAATGTCCCGGAGTAGCCGTTCACCCGTGCCAGAAACTCTGAAAACGGCTGAACAATCAGATTATAGCCAAAGCCAACCCCTCCTACCCAGCCTACAAACGGACGCCACCCGGCAACAAAAATTGACCCGTTTGCAGCTTCAACTTTGTTTACTTCAATCTGGCCTAGAGTTGCTGCGTCAAGACGCGCCTGAGCCTGATCCTCAAGTCGAGCAAGCTCTAGATTCACTTGATCACGTTTATCTTTGTCTACAACGACTTCAGATACGATGTCTTTGATCGGTGAAAAGATGCCACCAATAATGTCGGAGATACCTACCATTGACCTTTAATCCTCATCACTTGAAAGAAAAGCGCGCCCAAGCACCCGTTGTGTCCGACGCCACCATCCAAGCAGAAATGCGAGCTGGCTCGGTGTACGACGGACTAGTGCAGCTAGAAACTGTACTCGCTGATCGACAATCGCGAGGATCGCTGCTGAATCACCTGCTTCGACTGCGGCCTGAGCGGCGGCGAGGGTTGCGGGCCCAACTTTACCATCTGCTGACACTTTTAGACCACCTTGAGTCCAGCGGACGGCCCGACTAACACCGCTGTTCACAGCCGCGTCAAACGTGACGTAGCTGATAGGCCACGGGAACCTATCACATCCTGCTGCTCGCCAGTAAAGAATGTCGTAGAGTTCCCGGGCCTCGGCCTTCGTAATCTTAGACACTGACTGCTTTTGCAGCTTTTTCAAGCGCGTCCGATAATCATCGTAGACTGCCTGAGTGACACCCCACATAGTCTTGCCTCCAGTGTCGGCAGGGTGATCGCTCCAACCTCCCTCCTCATCCAAAAGAAACACTAGAGCGTCGTCAAGTCCTTTAGCCATTCAGCGAATCCTTTCGCGTTGCTTTAAGCATTCTTTACCTCCGAGATTATGTCTCGCAACCGACTGTAGTGCCCAGTGTACGTGGGATACAGTCGATCAAATATAGCGTTCTGGTCGTACACACCAGCAGCGATCAGCTGCTTGACGTTATGCGTGGTAGAAGCGTTTCGCCCAATCGATGGTTTCTGCAACGGTCTTGCCTTTCAAATGGGGGTTAGCGTTCACAGCTTCACGTCCGAGAACACTCTCGACAGCTGCGCTAGGGTCTGCTTTCAAGAGACTGACAGCGCCCTTCGGTCCTGCGAAGTGAGCGAGTGCCGTAGTCTGTGCGGTTGCAGGAACACCTGCGTCCTGTAGCGCGATGGCGTTGTCACCACGATACCAACCAATAGCCCGCGAAGCGAGGCCCTTGTTCTGCTTCATCGAGATGATGTCTTCACGGCTCTTGCCCTGAATGAGTTCCGGCGCGTGCTTCTTCAACGTGTCGACCCACGTGCCGTCGGTGAACTGGCCTACCCCACTGGCAGACGAGCGCGGATTCTTGCCTGTTCCTTCAGGACCCGCGATATCAGCGTTTCCCGTTGGGACCATGTCCGTCACGTTCGACAAGCTCTTGTCCACGAGATCAAGCAGATGCTGTGGATCGTTGCTACCCGGACGCGTGCTTGCCTTAGCTGCTCGCTGTGCGCTAGTCGGCGTGCCAACAGCGTAGAGGTTTGCCAGCTCACGGTTCGTGCCGCGCGGAGCGTCAGGGTCCCACTTCGTCGTGTTGACGAGGAACACCAATCCTTCGTTCATGTTGCGCGCTAGACCAACAAGGTCCTTGCTAGCAACTGGTCCGCCAGCGCCACCTGAACTCGGAAGATAGCCGAAGCGTGCGATGCTGTCAGGACTCTGCTTCGGATGGTCCTTCTGCCAGCGAGCGGTGTCCGGCTGAAGCGTAAACTGCGAGCCGTTCTCGTTCCACTTGAGGTTAAAATACTGCTGCTTCGCAAGGCTCTGGAGAGCTGCTCGCGACTGCTGAACCACGTGTCCAACGCTTGCGCGGCTGGCGTGTGCGAGCAGATCACCTTGGTCTGCGGTGTCCGGGTTGCTCTTCAAGCGTTCGATTGCCGTACGCACGTCCGATCGAGCAGACACGCTGAGCGCACGACTCAGAACGTCAACGCCGTCCGACGCCTTCACACCGCCCGTCGAGAGAACAATCTGCGCGTAGTTGTGGCCCCAGCTTTCAGGGCTGCCACGACCCGCTGCGACAGCTGCCGCTCCGTTGACAGTCGTGTTGTACGCCTGCGAAAGAAGCTGCTTACGCGCAGAGGCGTCCGAGACTTCGGAGATGTTAAGCTCGCCCTTAGCAACAGCAATTGCACGATCAAGGTGAATCTTCCCGATGTTCTGGTTGAGGCTACGCGTGCCTGCGCCGCTGAGTTCTCCTGCAAGCTGCTTCCACGTCCCCTGCGGAATGGCATCGAGCAGCTGCTTCTGGTTCTGATAGTCGATGCCGAGTGCTTTCATCTGCGCCAGCATCGGATAGCTTTCAGCCATCGCCAGTCCGGTGTGCGTCTGGAACGCATCAGCCGCCTGCTTGAAGTCACCGTAGCGCGTCGTGAACGGCGTGATGAGGTTCTGTTCAGCGTCGTCCATCAGCTGCTTTTTGAGAGCGGACACTGCGCCCGGGCTCATGTTCTTCGGCAGGTTCTGCACGACTTGGTTGACAGCGTTGTTGATCGCAAAGCGGATGCTCTGCTGCGTCTTCGCTGCGTGCGTGTCGTAGCTGGCGTCTTTGCCGGGTTCAGGAGCAGCCGTCAGCGCCTTCTGAATTTGCGTGATCGTCGGACCAAGCGCAGCGTGAAAGAGATCAACCGAGCTGTTGACCATCACGTCAGCAGTCTTGCTGTCTTCTCGATCACTCTGAGCCTGACCGTAAGTCGTCGCGTCTCGCTGAGCCTGAGCTGCTTTCATGGCGACTTCCGC